GTTTATTAGCAGGTTTAAATACTGCTTCGGCAACTGCGGGAGACCCCGTTTGGTTAGGAACAAATGGTGATTTAATTTACGGATTAATTAACAAACCTGCAGCACCCGCTCATTTAGTATTTATTGGAATAGTGACTAGAGCAAATGTAAGCAACGGTGAGATATTTGTTCGTGTGCAAAACGGTTTTGAATTACAAGAACTTCACAACGTAGCTATTTCTTCGGTAACTGGTGGCAATCAATTAGAATACGATTCATCAACTTCGCTTTGGAAAAATGTAAAAATACAATATACGATAGAACTTGTTGCTGCACTTACAGTTGATTTCTATGCACCTTATAGTATGGTTATAACATCTGTTAGTAACGTGTTGAATGCTCCGACTATTACTATTCAAGATGATGGAGTAGCTTATACGTTAGGAAATACAATAGCAATAGGAAGTAAGGTAACAGTAACTGCATCAACTCTTTCGGTTGTTAATTTAAACATAACTAAATAATGAGTGACAATAGATATATTAAAGCAGTAGTAACTGCAGCAGCCGCATCTGTTGGTGCTACACTAATGAAAACGGGACAAACAACGTCTTATAGAACTGGAGATGATGGCGACTTGGAAGCGGGTAGGGCAACATCGTTTAGTGTTTTAGCGAGTAATAATCCATTCGGAAATACTAATAGATTTACAGATGAATTAGGAGGTACAACGTACACAAAAAACATTGTAATTGATTGGAGTACTTACGATGGTGCTACGGTGTTGGGGTATTATAGAGTAGTTAACGGTGCGGATGTGACTTGGAATACTGCCATTGATTCGGCAGCGGCTTTATCAATTACTGGTTTTACTAGTGGGTGGCGGTTGCCTAACAAACGAGAAATTGAAAACGTTTGTAACTATCAATTAACATCACTTTTAAACTATTCACCTTTCAATCTAAATAACGTTATTTGGGTGGGTACTACTTATCTGGCAAGTACAACTTTAGCTTATACACTTTCACAATCATGGGTAAATTTAAGCGGTAAATCAGGACTTGGAGGTCGTTGGATATCTTGCCGAAATTTTACCGTAACAGGAACAACTTTAACATAAAAAATATGACTTATACATTTCCACAGTTTAACGTAGAGATTGAAAATCCTAAAATCTCAGTTAACTTAAACACAATACAAGACAAAGCAATAGACCAACTATTAAGCGTTGATGTTTTATTGACAACCGATACTGCAAAGTTTGGAGTCAATGCAACGGATATGCCATACATCAATACTTGGGATGATAGCGAAGTTGAAGGAATGGTTTTAAATTGGTTGAAGCAATTCGAGATATGACCTTCAAAGCCCAACTAACGAACTCATTTCTTCACACCTTGCCGATTATTGGAGCTTTCTTTGCGCCAGCTATTTACGTGGCAATGCTAG